AGATGCATCAGCTGCTGATGAATATTGGAATGCAAGCAATAACAAAGCTCTTAATTCTGGTAAAACAGGATATGATGATTTAGGTTTCTATAATACACAAGGGCAATGGTTCCAAACATTAGGAACTAAAATGCAAAAAGTATCTAACAAAATTCACCAAAAGACTCTTAGAGGTGGTGCTAATTTCTGTGTGATATCTCCTTCAGTAGCAACTATCATTGAATCAATCCCAGGATTTGCTTCAAACTCAGATGGTGATGCTTCAAAAGGAAAATTTGCATTCGGTATCCAGAAAATGGGACAAATGAACAGCAGATATGATGTTTACAAGAATCCATATATGACTGAAGGAACAATCCTTATGGGATATAGAGGTAACCAATTCCTAGAAACAGGAGCGGTATTTGCACCTTACATTCCATTGATTATGACTCCATTAGTATACGATCCAGACACTTTCACACCAAGAAAAGGTCTATTAACGCGTTATGCTAAGAAGATGATTAGACCAGAATTTTATGGAAGAGTATTTGTTAGCGGATTAGCGTCTGTATAAGATACACTCTTAATATAATTTCAATTAAGACCTGGCTTTTTAGTCAGGTCTTTTTTATTTCCATTTTATCTTTTAGTATTTATAATCAAAACTATGGCTGATTTCACCCTTTTAATAAGAGAACGTGTTTTACTTGAAGGTACCGAGAGAGGAACTGATTATAATCTTACAATAAACAACATTGAAAATATTGATAACAGGATAGTTACTATCCCTTCAGGCAGTGTAACTACTATTTTTAAATATAGTAATCTCCCAGGAGCAGGTACATTTACTTCAAGTAGTTTTAAATATGGTAGAATATCAAATTATTCAACAACCACACCAATAAATTTAAAAGTATCCTCTTCTTCTGAATTGTTAAATTTTTCATTAGCAGCTGGAGGAACATTTATGCTTTCTACAAGTGAAATAACAAGTAGTTTAACAAATACATTTACTTATGATAATATAGACTCAGTTTCAGTAGAACCATCTGGAAGTAATGCTAAAGTAGAGTATTTTATAGCAACCACTTAATTTAAAATATTATGAATATACCTATTTGGACAGGATCATCAACCTTTGCCGTGGGGCAAACCCCATTTGGTTTTTATGACCATCAATTAGACTTCCAAAGAGATGCGGATAAAGTAGCTGACTTTTGTGCTAGACGTTTAGGTTATCCTTTAGCTGATGTAGAATTACAATCAGGTTCATTTTATACTGCTTTTGAGGAAGCAATTACCATATATGGAAATGAATTATATGCTTATAAAGTAAGAGAAAATTATTTATCATTACAAGGAGCTTCATCTACTATTGATGCTAATCTCCAATTAATATCACCAAATTTAGCTAATGTTGTTAGAATTTCTGAACAATATGGTGTTGAAGCTGGAGTTGGAGGTAACGTGACTTGGTATTCAGGTTCTATAAATTTAACTTATGGAAAACAAGAATATGACATGAATGCTTGGGCAGCTGCTAATGCTGATTTAAAAGCAAATGATGGTATAGAAATTAAAAGGGTATTTTATGAATCACCTCCTGCTATTACAAGATATTTTGATCCATACGCAGGTACTGGAACAGGAATGATTGATTTATTAGATTCATTTGGTTGGGGTAGTTATTCACCTGCTATTAACTTCTTGTTAATGCCTATAAATTATGATTTACAAACAATACAAGCTATAGAATTTAATGATACAATTAGAAGATCAAATTATTCCTTTGAATTAGTAAATAACCAATTAAAAATATTCCCTATTCCAAATGGTAGTGTTCAAAAATTATTCTTTCAATATATAAAAAAATCAGAAAGGAATAACCCATACACAAATGGAAATGATATTATTACTAATGTTTCTGAAGTACCATTTGAAAATCCAAATTACAACACAATTAACTCAATTGGTAGACAATGGATATTTGAAATGACTTTAGCAATAGCTAAAGAAATGTTAGGATATGTTAGAGGTAAATACTCAACAGTTCCAATCCCTGATGCTGAAGTAACATTAAATCAACAAGATTTATTATCTTCAGCTACTGCTGATAGAGCAGCTTTAATAGAAAGATTAAGAAATTATTTTGATGAAACATCAAGAGATAAATTATTAGAAAGAAAATCATTAGAAGGAGATTATTTAGAAAAAGAATTAAATAAAGTTCCAAGAGTAATTTATATAGGATAATATGGCGTTATTTGGAGGTCAAAGAGATATAAGTCTATTTAGACATGTTAATAGAGAATTAATGGGTAACATTATTTCTCAGGAATGTGTTTACTATAAATTTAAATTAGATGAAACCAAAGTCAACATCTATGGAGAAGCTGCTGAATCCAAATATTATTTTAGGGGTGTTATACTCAGTTGTTTAGTTCAAAGATCACCACAATCCTACCCAGATGATGAATTTGGTGTACAATATTATCAAAACATTGATTTTCGTTTTTTACGTGATGATTTACTACAAAGAAATCTTGATTTTAATAAAGACTTTGATCAAGGAGATTATTTTGGAGCTGATTTAGTTCCTGAAGTAGGCGACATCATCTACTATTATGGTGGGTATTATGAAGTTGATGATATTGTAGCAAATCAATATTTTGTAGGCAAAGATCCTGATTATGATTACGCTGAAAATCCAATAAATCCAGGATTACAAAACTTTGGTAGTGATTTATCTATTATATGTAAAACTCATTACACCCCTGTTGATAAAGTACAATTAGAGAAAGGAAGAATAAATGGCTAAAAATTATAGAAAACCAGTACCTAAATCTCAAAAAGAGATATCAAAGGGATTACAAACACCCTATGATGCTAAAATGGGTAACCCTAATAATGCTAAGGAAGGTTCTCAATTTCCACCAACAAATGAAGCTAATGTTCCTTTCAATAGGTCAACTAAAATGTCTTTTAAAGATGATGAAACTAAACCATTTGTAGTTAGTATAAAAGATATTGATGAATCTATAATGTATTATTTTAATAATGTTATTAGACCTTATGTAATACAAAATGGAGAAAGAATAGCAGTTCCTATTATATATGGTTCACCTGAAAGATGGAAATCAGTTCAAAAAGATGGTTATTATAGAGATAAAAAAGGAGCTATAATGAATCCCATTTTAATGTTTAAAAGAGATTCAATTGAAAAAAACAGAACATTATCAAGAAAATTAGATGCAAACCATCCTAATTTATATACTTCTTGGCAAAAATCTTATAATACTAAAAATTTCTATAGTAATTTTAATTTATTAAACAATAGAATTCCTACTAAACAATTTATAGCTAATGTTGTTCCTGATTATGTTAATATAACCTATAGTTGTATAGTCCAAACCTACTATGTAGAACAATTAAATAAAATAGTTGAAGCAATAAATTATGCCTCTGATTCATATTGGGGTAACCCAGAAAGATTTAAATTTAGGGCTAGTATAGACAATTTTGCTATTGTAACTGAATTACAACAAAGTCAAGAAAGATTAGTTAGAAGTACATTTCAAATTAAAACATATGGGTATATAGTCCCTGATGTTGTTCAGAAAGATACTAAAGCTATAAAGAAATATAATGATAAATCCAAAGTAATTTTTCAAATAGAAACAACTTCAGATCCAAATAGATATGAAGCAAACCCAACTACTACAGATGATGGTAGAAGTAGGGATACTCAAGGAGGAGGAAGTGTAACTTTAACATCTCCACCTGTTTCTTTTCCATCATCACCAGCAACCCCTGCTTTAATTTCATTAAATGATTTACCAACATCTGATCCGGGTGTATCAGGTGTATTATGGAATAATGGAGGGGTTCCAACTATATCAACTGGGTAATATTTATAATAAAAAAATTAAATGGCAAATGTTAGATTTTTAGATCAGGTATCAGTAAGTGCTTTTGGAAATACAGGAGATGGGGGAGGTTCTTCTATTTCTTCTTCTTACGCTGAAACAGCATCATTTGCTCAAAGTGGAGATGGAAATTTTAGTGGTTCATTTTCAGGATCATTTCAAGGTGATGGTTCTAATTTAACAGGAATAGTAACAGATCCATTTCCTTATACAGGATCTGCTCTTATATCAGGGTCATTAAACTTAACAGGGTCATTAAGTGTAAATAGTGGAATAATAAATTTATCATCAACACCTACTTCCCCAGGTGTAAATTCACAAGTAAATATAGGTGCAGATTCTGATACATCTATTAAAGTTTTAAAAGTATATTCAAATGCGGGTTATGTAGAGATTGGTCCTCAAAATGCTAGTTTCTCCCATTTCTATACAGATAGAGCTAAATATTATTTCAATAAACCCCTTCAAGTAGCAGGTGAAGTAATGAGTCATACTGATCAAGATTTAGTATTAGGAAGTAGAGGAGGAACTAGTGATACAATTACCATAGGTACTAATGATATTATATTTGAACTAAATAATAATAATATATTCTACATGACCACAGGTAGTTCAGGTTTAGATTCAATATTAAGTGGTAGTGCAACATCAACAGCATCCTTTGGAACATATTTAGGTGATGGTTCACAATTAACAGGTATTTCAACTACACCATTTCCATTTTCAGGTTCAGCAGTAATAACAGGAAGTTTAGTAGTATCAGGGTCAAGCAAACCCCTAGAAGTAATTGGAAGTGGCTCAACAGTATTTAGTATACAAGGTAGTTTAGGAGAATTATTTGCTATAGATGATCAATTATCAGGTTCATTACTAGTTGTAAATAATATTTCAGGTTTACCTCAATTTGAAGTATTTTCAGATGGTAGAACTTTAATAGGAGCAGACCCTCGTTCATTATACACTACTGCGATTATAAATGCAACATCATTAGCTACCTCACAGTCTATATATTCACTAAGTACTAGCTCATATGACGGTGTATTCTTTGATTACACGGTAACATCCGCATCAAATGCACGAGCAGGAAACATAATGTCAATATGGAATGGAGGAAATTTAGTTTACACAGAAAATACTACAACCGATATAGGATCAACAACAGGAGTTACATTTAATGTAGAAATTTCACAATCACAAGCCCAACTTATTTCAGTAACAGATACTGAAGGATGGAAAATTAAAACAATTATAAGATCAATATAATGTTATGTCGTTACAAAGAGGACCAAAAATAGTAACTGAAGGGTTAATATTTTATGTAGATGCTGCTAATCCAAAATCATATGTAAGTGGTAGTACTACAACAAATAATCTAACTAACACAGATGAAATTGGAAATTTAATAAACAATACAGGTTTTTCCACAGACAATCAAGGAACTTGGGTATTTGATGGTGTTGATGATTATATAACATTTGGGGATCTAACATCCATAAATCCTGAATTAAATAGTTTTACTTGTAATATATTTTTTAAAATAGACCCTACTACCTTAACAACTAATGTGGTTTTAACTAAGGGAAGTAGTTCATCTAATTTAATTGGTTGGGCGATATTTTATGGAGATGTAAATGGAGTAATAGAAATTAGATGTAATGGGAATAATGGTTTAAGTCAAAGAGCTGGTCAATATATACCTATAAATGAAAACCAAATTTATATGGTTAGTTTAGTTATTAACCGAACTGATAACACAATAAAAGGTTATTTAAATGGTAGTAATAATAATTGGAATGATGGTAATTTTGCTGGAAGTTATACTACTAACTCTATTACAGGATTTGGTTCAATAATATCCCCAGATGACTTTTTTATTGGAAGAAGAAGTAATATTGGTGCTCCTTTACCTATGCTTGGTAACATTTATTTAGTTAATTGTTACAATAGGGCTTTATCAGAAGAAGAAATTTTACAAAACTATAATACATTAAAAGGGAGGTTTGGATTATGAGCGGACGAGTAGGACCATTACCACCTTCATTCAACAACATATATTCGTTTGCATTTGATGGAGTTGATGACCAAATTCTTACTTTATCAAGTTTTATAGCTACTGGAGAATTTACTCTTTCTTCATGGATGAAGCCAACAATTTTAAATAGCACTCAAAATATTTTAGGTAATGGTACAAGCTCTCAAAATTGGATAAACCCAAGTTCAGCAACAACTATAAGAGTAAAACCAGCTGGAACTTTATTGAATTTTTCTGAAACAGGTGGCAATAATTTAACTGTTGGTTCTTGGAACCATATTTTAATATATAGAAATTCAAGTAATGATATAGGAATTTTTGTAAATGGTGCAACTTTTGGAACTACTGCAAATAATTCTAATACATTAACCTTAGCAACAATAGGTAGGGGAGTTAATAGATGGTTTTCAGGCAATCTTGATGAAGTAGCATTTTTTAATAGTGATAAATCAAGTGATGTAGCTACAATTTATAACTCAGGAGTACCTTCAGATTTAACATTTTTAAATCCTTTTGCTTGGTACAGAATGGGAGAAAAGGCAACCTATGATGGTACAAATTGGACATTAGTTGATCAAGGCAGTGGTGGAAATAATGGAACTTCTGTTAACATGGATTTAATTGACAGAGTAGAAGATACACCTTAAAGGAAAAATTATGAGATTCGGACCATTACCACCAACTTTACTTTTAGATGATTATGGGTTAACTTAAACTTTAACATATTTATAATAAACATAGTAAAAAATATTTAACCTCTTTTTGGATAGTGAAAAAAAGATAACATGGCAAACGAATTTATAATAAAGAAAGGCTTAATCTCAAAAGCCAACTCAGTAGTATCAGGTTCTCTGATAGTAACAGAAGGAATCTCAGGTTCATTCTCAGGTTCATTCCAAGGTGATGGTTCACAATTAACAAATCTTCAAAGACCAATTTCAAGTTCTGTATCTACAAATGTTACTGCTAGTAATTCAAATTCAGGATATTATTTTAGAGCAGGTGGAAATGTAACTTGTTCTATTCAAACTAATGCTTCAGTACCCTGCAATGTAGGATCTGAATTTGAATTCTTCCAAACATCATCTGCAGGTAATATGTTGTTTTTAACAGGAAGTGGAGTAACATTAAATTCAAAAAGTGGAAATATAACTCTAACAGGACAATTCTCAGCAGCTACCCTTAAAAAAGTAGACAATGATGAATGGGACTTAATAGGAGATTTATCTTAAAAATATGGCTTTAGGTATAAAATTAGGAATTATAGCATCAACATTTCCTCAAACACCTTCATTCACCAACACATATTCTCTATCGATGGATGGTGTGGATGATACAGTTAACTTTCAAAATGAGTGGTTTGCTCCAAGTACACCATCTCAAACAACAGGTAACACAGTAGGAACTATTTCTTTTTGGGTAAAATTACCAACAAATATATCTTCAGGTGGTTTAATGGGTATGGTTAGTATTAATGTAGGTTCAAATAGTAAGCCATTAATTTGGCTTTTGTTTAATAGAAGTGCAAGTTCAACTGGGAGGTATATTAGAGCATATGTTAGTGGTGCAAATTCTACACAAACTGGGGTACTACAAAACCAACAGTTTTTTATTTATGATGATAGTAGTACTACTTACCCAAATTCAGGAATTACTTTTAGCGCTGATACTTGGTATCATATAGCAGTAGTACACGACAAAGACGCGACAAATAGATACAAAGCATATATAAACGGAAATGAATTTTTAATTCCTAACACAACAGGAACAGGTAGTAATGGAGAGAGAACAATTGGCGAAATGCCTTATAGCTTACCTTACAATCCAACTGCTTTTGGAATAACCCCTAATGTTGATTTAGGATTTTCAAGAACAAGTTCAAGTGGGGGGTTACAATATTTTGAAGGCAATCTTGATGAGGTGGCTTTTTGGAATAGTGCTTTAACCTCTGAAAACGTAACTTCAATTTACAATTCAGGAGTACCCAACGATTTAACAAGTTTAAATCCTGTTGCTTGGTACAGAAATGGCGATAACGGAACTTGGAAAAGCCCTCAATGGCTAATCCCTAATAATAGTAATGTTGCTAATTCAAGATTTTCAAATTATAGTTTTGAGTATGATGGAGTTGACGATTATGTACAAGCACCTTTAGATGGCACATCAACAGGTGGAATATTAGCTGCTTCAGATAGTGATGTAGAATTAACTATTTCTTTTTGGTTTAAATTAAATGCTGGTGCTAATCCCGCAGGAGTATTTCAATGGGCAAATTCGTTAAGTGATGGTACACCTTTTCTTCTGCTTCAACAGAACTTAATTCCAACAAATGTTAAATTTGTTATAGATGGGGGTTTTCGCACACCAATAAATGTAAATTTAAGTCAATGGTATAATATGACATTAACAAGAACGGCATCAGATAATACTTGGAGAGCTTATTTAGATGGTGTTGAGGTTATTAGTTATGATGATGGTGGTACAATTACTAATAGAGCATCAGCAACAGATATTTATTTAGGCAATGGGTATGGTGGTTATGCTCCCTGTAATATTGATGAGTTTGCAGTTTGGAATAGTGTACAAGATGTAGCTACTATTTACAATTCAGGAGTACCCACAGATATTTCTTCACTTTCCCCTGTTGGATATTGGAGAAGTGAAAATTCAACATTCTTAACTAATTGGACTGTTACAGATAATGGTAGTGGTGGTAATGATGGAACTTCTGCAAATATGACCATAGAGGATAGAGTAGGAGATGCACCAAATAGTTCAAATAATGCAGTTAGTTTTAATATGGATGAAGTTGACAGAGAAACAGATGTACCAACTTAAAAAAGGAAAATTATGAGATTCGGACCATTACCACCTTCATTTAACAACACCTATTCGTTAGCATTTGACGGGGTGGATGATTTTGTTAATTCAGGTGCTTCAACTTTAAGTGGTGAAACTGCTTTAAGTATTTCTGCTTGGGTTTATCCTACTTCTTATGGAGATGCTACTGCACCAAGTTTTGTTAGTACAGATGCAGCATCACCAAGAGCATTTTATTTAGGTTTATTTAATGGAACAAATTTTAGATTTAGTTTAAGTACAAACGGAACAGCTTTAACTTCTTTAGACACTGCTGCAGGTACAGTAGATTTAAATGTATGGCAACACATTTTAGTTACTTGGGATCAAGTTAATTTAAAACTTTATAAAAATGGGGTTTTATTAAAAACAGTAGCTACAACATTCGCAAGTAATGGAACTTTCACAACTACAAATGATTTATTAATAGGTGCAAGAAGGTCAAGTGCAGGATTTTTTGAAGGTAATATAGATGAGGTTGCAGTTTTTAATTCAGTAGTTGATATTGCTGATGTTTGGGATGGAACAGGTGAAGCAACAGATTTAAGTTCTATTAGTGGTTTAACTAATTGGTACAGAAATGGCGACAACGGAACTTTTAAAAGTCCCCAATGGCTAATCCCTAATAATGAGAATAAAACCAAATTTTCAAATTATAGTTTTGAATATGATGGGGTGGATGATTTTGTAAATATTTCAAATCCTATTCCTTTAGGATTAACATCTATTTCATTTTGGATGAAATCTACTCATTCTGGAAATGACAGTATAACAAGTGGTTTAGGTAATTTAAGTTTTATAGGAACAACTCCTTTAGTACGTCTATCGGGTTTAAATTATAGATACTTTGCAGACCAAGCTTCTAAATTTGATGGAGAATGGCATCATTGGTTTTTATTAATTGCTGGTTCTGGACAAAGTGATATAACTAACTCAAGATTATTTGTAGATGGTGTAGAAATATCAAGTGGAATAACTGTAAATTCTGTACCACCTTCTTCTTGGACAAATTCAGAAATAGGTAGGGGGTTTTATGGAAGTATAAATGCATCAATAGATGAGTTTGCAATATGGCAAAGTGATGAAACTGCAAACATTAGTACTATCTACAACTCAGGAGTACCCACAGATATTTCTTCACTTTCACCTGTTGGATATTGGAGAAGTGAACAAAGTAATTTTACAGATAATTGGTTAGTTGATAATTCAGCATTAAGTAACTATTCTACAAGGTCATTTGCTTTTGATGGGATAGACGATTACATACCTGTAAATGGTTCTATTATATCTTCGGCAGGGGATATGACTATTTCAAGTTGGGCAAATTTTTCAAGTTTAGCAGGGGTTCAAGGGATTTTTGATAGTGCTAATTTTTATAGGTCAGGTTTTAATGGTGGTTTTTCTTTTAGAACTATTGGCACAAATTTAGATGTTGCTTTTTCAAATGGAACTGTTTTTAGCTCTTATAGTGCAAGTACAGGGTTATCAACTTCTGGGGGTTGGTATCATTTAGCATTCACTTTTAATAATACAACAAAATTAGGAACATTTTATTTAAATGGTGTTGCATTTGATACATACACTTTTACAGGTTTTGACAATGCAGATTTAGTTAATGGTGGTGTAATTGGTAGAGCAGTAAGAATTAACTCATATTGTTTTACAGGTTTTTTAGACGAAATATCAATTTTTAATAGCATAGTAGATGTAGCTACTTTATACAATTCAGGAGAACCTGCAAGAATTGAGGGTGCAGTTGCACATTGGAGAATGGGCGAAGATGCAACATTTAATACTAATTGGAATGTACCTGACCAAGTTGGAAGTGCAACAGGAACAAGTGCAAATATGACAATAGCAGATTTAGAGGGTGATGCACCTAACTATACAGGTGGTGGATTATCAAATAATATGACCATAGAGGATAGAGTAGGAGATGCACCAAATAGCACAAGCAATGCTTTAAGCTACAATATGGATGAAGCAGATAGAGAAACAGATGTACCTTCATAAAATAGACATATATTTATAATAAAATGGAAAAAACAGTTTTATCAAAAGAAGAAATTACACAACTTTCTACGTTACAACAACAACAAGACAATTTAATAATCCAACTTGGTCAAATTGAATATCAAAAAAGTTTATTAGACCAACAAAAACAACAGATAAAAGAACAAATTAAATCTTTTGAAAACAACCAAATACAATTAGCTAAACAACTTGAAGAAAAATATGGTAAAGGAACAGTTAATTTAGAAAATGGTGAGTTTGTTAAATCCTAGTCGATTTTTAAAGGATTTTTTAGTATTTATAAACAAAATTAATTTATAAGAAATGGCAGAAGTATTATTATCCCCTGGAGTATTAGCTCGAGAAAATGACGATTCATTTTTACAAGCCCAACCTGTACAAGCAGGCGCGGCTATTGTAGGTCCTACAGTAAAAGGATCAGTTGGAATACCAACATTAGTTACTACTTATAGTCAATACCAAAATAAATTTGGGGCAGTAGTTGAAAGTGGAAGTGCTGAATACACTTATTTCACTTCAATTTCAGCTTACAATTATTTCCAACAAGGTGGAGATTCATTATTAGTAACAAGAGTAGTTAGTGGTTCTTACACTAGTGCTACTAGTTCAAATATAGCAAATAATGACCCAACTATTACAGAAACATTTGTATTAGAAACTTTATCAGAAGGAACAAATCAAAACAGTACTTCAACTTTAGGTTCAGCAGGACAATTAGCTGATGGTACTTCAGATAATATTAGATGGGAAATTGTTTCTCCAAACACTGCTTCTGGTACATTTAGTTTATTAATTAGAAGAGGTGATGACATTACAACTTCTAAAACTATATTAGAAACTTGGGGTAATATTTCATTAGACCCAAATGCAAATAATTACATTGAAAAAGTAATAGGTAACTCAAAACAAACAGTAACAAATGATGCTTCAACTGGAGAATATTATGTTAAAAACGATGGTACTTACAATACATTAAGTAATTATGTAAGAGTTAAATCTGTTGGTGCTAAAACATTAAATTATTTTGATAATGCAGGAAATGCTAAGGATGCTTATACAGGATCTATACCAGTTGCTGCTTCAGGAGCATTTGGTGATGCTGCAGGAGCTCCATTTGTAGGAATGGAAGCTAAATTTTATAGTAATATTGATAGTTCAAATTCCCAAGGGTTTGATAGTGATGCAATAGCAGATACAACAACAGTAGGTTCTTATTCAGTAGCTTTAAATTTGTTAGCTAATCAAGATTTATACCAATATAATTTAATATCAACTCCAGGTTTATATGATGCTGATTATTCTTCTTTGTTAACTTCAATGGTTGACACTGCTCAATCAAGAGGAGATAATTTAGCTATAATAGATTTAGTTAAATACGCAGCACCAACCATAACTTCAGTAACATCTCAAGCATCAGGAACTGATTCTTCATATGCAGCTACTTATTGGCCATGGTTACAAACAATTGATCCTGATTTAGGAGGTCAAGTTTGGGTACCAGCTTCAACAATGATTCCAGGAGTATATGCTTTTAATGATAGATCAGGAGAAGCATGGTTCGCACCTGCAGGTTTAAGTAGAGGTGGATTATCAACAGTATTAAGAGCTGAAAGAAACTTAACAAATGGAAACAGAAACACTTTATATCAAGCAGGTGTTAATCCAATAGCTACATTCCCTAACACAGGAGTAGTAGTATTCGGTCAGAAAACATTACAGAAAAAAGCAAGTGCTTTAGATAGAGTAAATGTTAGAAGATTGTTAATAGAATTAAAATCATATATTTCTCAAATAGCAGATAACTTAGTATTTGAACAAAATACAATAGCTACAAGAAACAATTTCTTAAGCCAAGTTAATCCATATTTAGAAAGTGTACAACAAAGACAAGGTTTATATGCCTTTAAAGTAGTAATGGATGACTCAAATAACACACCAGATGTTATTGATAGAAATGAGTTAGTAGGACAAATTTATATCCAACCAACTAAAACAGCAGAATTTATTTACTTAGATTTCAATGTTTTACCAACTGGAGCTACTTTCCCGGCATAAAAACATAAAAATTAGATATTTATAATTGAAAATAAACAATAAAAATGGCAGTATTAGATCCCAATGAAATATTTTTCACAGCGTTTGAACCTAAACAAGCTAATAGATTCATCCTTTATATGGATGGGATTCCAAGCTTTATGATTAAGGGTATAAGTGCAATAACATTACAACAAAACCCTGTTGTTTTAAATCACATTAACGTTGAAAGAAAAGTTAAAGGTAAATCAACATGGCAAAATGTTACAATGACATTATTTGATCCTATTACACCATCAGGTGCTCAAGCAGTAATGGAATGGGTAAGATTACATCATGAATCAGTTACAGGTAGAGATGGTTATTCTGATTTTTATAAAAAAGATTTAACAGTTAATGTTTTAGGTCCTGTAGGAGATATAGTTTCAGAGTGGGTTTTAAAAGGATCATTTGTTGTTAATACTAATTTTGGTGAATACAGTTGGGATACAGTTGATTCAGCAATTCAATTATCAGTTGAATTATCTATTGATTATGCGGTATTAAATTTCTAATACTTTTCTACATATTTTTTAAATAGAGCTTGGCTATGTCAAGCTCTTTTTTTATATTGGTATTTATAATAAATTAAGTTATACCAAATAAAAGATTATGAGTGAATTTAAATTCCCAACTGAAGAAGTTGAATTACCATCAAAAGGATTAATTTATCCTAAAGACAATCCCTTATCAAGTGGAAAAATAGAAATGAAATACATGACCGCTAAGGAAGAAGATATTTTAACAAATGAAAATCTAATTAAAAATGGCACTGTTTTAGATAAATTACTTCAAGCTGTAATAGTTAGTGATATTAATTTTAACGATTTAATTATAGGAGATAAAAATGCTATTTTAATTGCAGCACGTATCTTAGGGTATGGGAAAGACTACACATTTGAATATAATAATGAGCAAGTAACAATTGATCTCTCAGACTTACAATTAAAATATTTAGAAGAAGGTGTAATTGAAAAGGGTGTTAACTTATTTGCTTTTAAACTTCCACACTCAGGAATTGATATAACATATAAAATATTAACTCAAGGAGATGATAATAAAATTAAACAAGAATTAAAAGGAATTAAAAAAATTCATAAAACATCTTCCCCAGAATTGTCAACAAGACTTAAACATATTATTACTTCAGTAGATGGAAATGATGATCAAAAATCAATTAGGGAGTTTGTTGACAAATACATGTTGGCTCGAGATTCTAGAGCTTTAAGAGAACATATTAAATTAACCCAACCAGACATTAATTTAACTTTTAGTTATACTAATGAAAGAGGTGATGAGGAGGACGCCAACATGCCTATGACTGCCGGGTTTTTTTGGCCTGACGTCACAGTATAGAGTTACTTTATTTCAACAAATTTATGAGATTATATTTTATGGTGGAGGAGGATATGATTTCCATACCGTATACAATTTTCCTATTTGGTTAAGAAGATTAACTCACACTCAAATAGCTAGTAGTAAACAGGCAGAAGCCGATGCTTATAAAAAATCTACATCTTCCTCTGATTCAGTTGATATAGGAAGTAAAAATATTCCTGAGCATATAAAACAAGCTATAAAAAGTACTCCAGTTAAAGCACCTTCATATGTAACAAAGTCTACTAAAAAATAGTTTAATTAATATTTATACCCAAATATTAGACTAATGGCTAACGGTAATACTAAAAAAAATATTAATGATACTAAGCAAGCAATGGATGATTTATTGTTTGCTACTCGAGATTTTACTGATGAAGTCCAAAAATCAGCCAAAGAAGTTTTTGGTATAGGTACTCAAGCTAGAGCAGCTACAAAAGCTTTTAGAGATATAGCTAATATTACAAGAGAAATAGATACAGACATAAATGATATTTTAGATGGAACTAAATCTATAGAAGATTTAACAAAATCTCAATTAAAATTAGACCAAAAAAAGAAAAATCTTACTACTGAATACAGACAAGCCTTAGGTATAATCTTAAAAGACAACCAAAATATTGAGGCAGTACTAAAGGGTCAAATGACATCTAGGGAAGCAGCAATTAAAACTGGAAAGGCCTACTCAACACAGGAACTCATATTACTTGACTTATATGAAGAACAATTTATTGCTTTACAAGATGTAGATAAAGAAATGGCTCAAATTGTCAAAAAGGCAGAAGATATTGAATCCAATATGGGGAATATGGGTACTAGTTTAAAAGGATTAGGAGGAATCTTAAAGAAAGTAGGACTTGGTGATTTAGGTGATAAAATGGGTATAGATGATGCTGTTGCTAGTGGGAGAAAATTATCCGCCAGTTTAGGGGGGACAGGAAAAAAAGGACAAGTTGCAGCCCATATGATGGGAAAAATAGGAGCTAATTTATCTAAAGCTTTTGGCCCTGCTGCATTAATAGCAATGGCTATAGAACAGATAGTTAAAGCTTTTAAACAATTAGACCAACTTTCAGGTGAAGTAGCTAAAAGTATGGGAGTATCAGCAGCTGAAGGAGAATCTTTAGTTAAAAGTATGAATCAAGCTGCTAATTCTACAGGAGAATTAGATGTTTCTACTAAAGATTTAGTAAAAGCTCAAATGGAAATGAATCAAATGTTAGGTACTAGTGTTAAATTCTCAGCTGAAATGGCGGAAGAATTTTCATTAATTCAACAAAGAACTGGTTTATCTACTGAAGCAATGTCTTTCTTTGCAAAAGAATCATTAAGAGCAGGAACTTCAATGAAAGACCAACTTCAAATCGTATCTAAAGTTACTGAGGAAATGGTTGGCCAAACAGGTATAAATTTAAGTTTAAAAGAAATTCAAGAAGGAGTAGCTTCAGCTTCTAAAGCTACTTTTTTAGCTACTAAAGGAGGAGTTGAAGAATTAACTAAAGCAGTTTTTAAAGCTAGACAATTCGGTATAACAATGAGTCAGTTAGATAGTACTGCCTCTTCTTTACTTGATTTTGAATCTTCTATAGCTGCAGAATTAGAAGCAGAATTATTATTAGGGAAAGATTTAAACTTAGAAAAAGCAAGACAAGCCGCTTTAGATAATAATATGGCTACACTATCTGAAGAAATTGCCAAAAATGTAGGTTCAGCAGCTGAATTTCAAGAAATGAATAGAATTCAACAAGAAGCAATAGCTAAATCAGTTGGAATGCAAAGAGAAGATTTAGCCGGTATGCTCTTAGAACAAGAAACACTAGCTAAAATAAAAGATTCAGATTATAAAAGCATGTCTAAAGCCCAAGAAGAAATTAATAGGATGATGGATGAAGGATATACAATTGAACAAGCTAGGCAAGAGTTAGTAGCCAATCATGTTGATGATACTTTAACTGCTCAATTACTTTCTCAAACTAGAGCAGAAAAAATGGGTAAATTTCAAGAAAAAATGGGAGATTTATTTATGCTATTAGCTGAAGCTTTTACTCCTATGATAGATGAATTAATGACAATGATGCCTGGTTTATTAAAAGGTTTACAACCTATTTTTAAAATATTAGGGTTTGTACTAACAATATCGATGAAAATTCAAATGGTATTTGGTGGACTTACAGTTGCTATCGAAATTATCTCAGGCTTATTAGAAGGTTTAGGGAATTTTTTCACACCCATATTAGAATTACTTCAAAAAATGAAAAAGGCTTTTGATGGAGATGATGGTTTATTAGGTGCTGTAAACGTATTTAAGGATAATATTGTAGGTACATGGATGAAAATGGGTGTGGCATTTGTAGATTTTGTACTTACTCCTGTAAAAGTTATGTTAGGGTATTTAGCTAGAATAGGTGACTTTGTTGGAAGTTTATTCAAATCAGATTTTGGTTTTTCAGATATGGTATCATCTATTCCAACCTTATCATCATTTACTCAAGATGCTCCTGTAGAAATGGCAACAGGTGGTATAGTAACAGGACCAACAAATGCTATAATAGGTGAAGGTGGAGAACCAGAAGCAGTAGTTCCATTAAGTAAAGCTAATTCAGTAGGATTTGGTGGAAACTCTGAAACAAATTCATTATTAAAAGAATTAATAAGTGCGGTTAAAGCAGGAGGTACTGTTACTTTAGATGGACAAAAAGTAGGGCAAGCATTATCAATTTCAAATTACTCAACTCAATAATATTTATAATAAACATTAAAAAACAAAAAACATGGGATTACTAGATAAATTAACAGCGGGAGCAGGATCACCTTTATCACAAGGAAATGGCTCAACACCTTCTACACCAGTAGGTGCAACTGATCAATCAAAATTACAGGATACATATTCTATAAATGGAATACCAAATGTACCAAATAAACCACAACCATCTGTATTAGATTTAGATGGAGTAGTACCTGCAAATAATTACAGAGACAATACACCTGAGGGCGCTTCATTTTAATGGGATTATTAGAACTAAAAACAGACCTAAAATCATTAAAATTTGGGGTACCTCCTGCTTCTGATAGACCAGGAAATGGAAATAGTGGACAACCTTATATAAAGGACCCTATTGACAGAAATATAGTACCCCAATCTGAAGATTTTCTATTAAGAGGAGGATTAAATGCTCCTCTTGATGCGGCTACTGATGTAGTAAGGTTAACAAAGTTTTTTGGAGATCTAAAATCACCAAGAGGTGTTTTATTTGTAGCTAAAGAAAATCTTCTTTCAAGAATAGGAGCTGCTACTCAAGCAAGTGGAAACCAATCTACAAATAATAGTTGGAAAAATTCACCATTAAATGAAGGTCTTTATACTCCTTTATCTACAATAGCCCAAGCAGGGGTAGGATTCACAGGAGCTCATTTATTTAAACAAGGTTTAAATCCCTTAGCAGGTGTTAGAACATATACTGATGTTAAAACTAAAGTTATAGGTGAGGAAGATGGAACAGGAAATAGACTAGTTAATTTATACCAAACTAAAATTAATAATTTAGCAGACGATAATGTCAATATCCTTTCATACTCTGGAGGTCCTAATTCTGATTTAGGAATAGGTAAAACAGATATTAAATTTGCTTCTTTTGACCAAAGAACAGGTATAAATTCAGGTAAAAACTTTTCAGTATATCAAATAGGACTAAAAAATTCAGGCACAGATAGAACAACCTTACCCCAATTTTACAGTCCTTTAACTAACATAGGAGTTTCAACCTCATATGAAACTTTATCTCCAACATTTCCCCCTCGTTTATTTGAAGGTTTAAATAATGATAATGATGGTAAATTTGGTAGAGATTTTATAACTAGTGTTTATAAACCAAATCCTAATAATCAAGAAGGTCAATCATTAAAAAACTCAGATAGAGTAAATGATAATAATACTTTAACGTGGAATCAAAATAGAATTGATCAACAAACTAATGAAAACGATTCTAAAAATTCAACAGCTATTATAAAAGAAGACTTTAGAAAACCTTTAATTGATAATTCAGTAGATCCAAATTTCTCTACTATAATGTCAATATCTCCTTCTTATAAACCTAAAGAAGGAAAAACTAAAGCAATTGATGGAGTAAATGGTTCAAGAATCAGTATGACTTCCCCTGGTCAAAAAGGAAATATAATTAGTTATACAGCAGGAAAAATAGTTAATGGTAGAGTTTCAACTGTAGATAAAATAAATGCCCAACCTATTTACCAAAGTAAAATTCCTATAGCTGACAATAATAGTAATGATTTAGTAAAGTTTAGAATAGCTGCTATAAATGAAACTAACCCACAAGAAAAAGAATATATTCAATTTAGAGCTTATATTGATAATTTTAGTGATGCCTATAGTGCAAATTGGAATGAAGAAAAATATTTAGGGAGAGGTGAAAGTTTTTGGAAATATGGAGGGTTTGCTAGATCAATTTCTTTAGGATTTACTGTAGCAGCACAATCCAAACCTGAATTAATAGCACAATATAAAAAATTAAATTTTTTAGCTTCTAATTTAGCCCCTACATACAGCCCCTCAGGTTATATGGGTGGTCCTTTAGTTCAATTAACTCTAGGAGGATGGTGTTATGAACTTCCTGGATTTATATCCAGTATGACTTTAGATGTTCCACAAGAATCTCCTTGGGAAATAGGAATTAATGATGGAGGTGGGTTTGACCCAACAGTTAAAGAAATGCCTCATATTGTTAAAGTAACTGGATTTAGCTTTACACCAATCCATACATTTAGACCTGAAAAACAAAATAATTTATATGGTGGAAAAAATGGAGTAGTTTCTAAGTATGGTCCTGAAAGATTTATTGCTTTAAAAGCCACAGACTCTAATTATGATGATCCAATAAAAATTAATGAATAGATATAGTAAAATACCAACAACAATAGCTCCAGATGGTGAACAGATATATAAAACTGTTCGTTACCCTGAAATACCAAGATCATTTAACGATATATATGTTTATACCACTATTGGGGATAGATTTGATACTTTAGCTCAACAATATTATAATGATTCATCTTTATGGTGGATAATTTCTAATGCTAATGGTGCCCTAAATCAAAATTCTTTAACCCCCACAGTAGGAACCCAATTAAGAATCCCTTCAAACCCCACACCAACAATAGCAGCTTATAATAAATTAAACCAATAGAGTTATGGCCATAATAGGAGAACCTTTTAAAAATTATGTCGCTGAACAAATCAACAAAAGGCAAGAAATATATGGAAGTGGTACAAATTCCACCTCTAGAACCCCGGAACAAATTCAATACTTAAATTCAAGAAATGCTTGGGCAAAATTAGCCTCTTCAGTTTATATAGACCCTGAAGAAAAAGGAGAAAAAAGATTACAAGAGATAAATTTACCTTATGATTTTAAAGGCACAACTTTAGCTAGAGAATATATTTTATTTAATGGAATAGGTAGAAAAGGAGATAGAGCTGGGATTGTTTCTCCTAATAACCCAAATGGTGCTTATGGAATAGGAGGAACTGAATTCGGGTATTCACCAATGCCCGGAATAATAGATGCTAACATTGAATCTTTAAATAGAGGTTCTATAAAAAAATCTACAATAAACATTAAAGCTAATAACAGACAACAGTTTGATATAATAGATGTTTTATACTTAAGATTAGGTTATACTGTAATGCTAGAATGGGGAAATGATAAATATTTTGATAATAATAACCAATATCAAACTATGGAAGAAACTTTAATAGAAAGTGATTTTCTTTTTAGTTCTGCTGCTTCTTCAAGAAGATCTCCTATAACTATATCACAATTATTAAATAAAATTGAGAATAAGAGAAAAACTTCTAATGGTAATTATGACGCTATAATAGGTACAGTTATTAATTTTACCTGGACTTTAGAATCAGATTTATCATATAGTATAAAATTAGATATAATAAGTAAAGGAGATGTTATTGAATCTTTAACTACTAATCAAATTAATGCTACATTCTCCCCTTTTTACAACAGTAATATTACAGGCATACAACAAAAGTTAAAAAACATAGTCTCCCAAGCTCCTTCAGTTACAGGATCATTAGCTTCAGGAAATCCTACTCAACAATTAGCTGCAAATTTAATAAAAGGTTTTACAGGACAACATAATAATAGATGGAGTAGATTTGATCTTGAAACTGACTATTGGTTAAAAGTTAATAATAAATCCACTACTACTCAACAATTTAAAAATTTAGGTACAGATAATATAAAGGTAATTGATCCTTTAAATAAAGGATTTATTTTTGGAAAATGTTTAAACAGATTACCTAATTTTAAAGGCCTATCAGTTGAATTTTCTAATGATAAAGTTGATTATATTATAACAACAATGAATGGAGGGGAAAAATATATTAGATTAGGGGCTTTTTTAAAATTTTTCGAAAGTAACCTAATCCCCGTAGCCAATGGAGAATCTATAATTAAAATAGATACAGATGTCAAAACCAACATATGTTATACTATTAATAATCAAACCCTTTCATTAGACCCTAGAGTTTGTATTATTAAAAATAGTAATTTTTTATATGAAGGGGATAAGCCTTCAAAAATATTTCAAGGTTTAGAACAATTTCATAAATATTCTTCTAGTGATAAAAATGTTAAATGGGGACAGACCATGAATATTTACATCAATAATTCTTATATAAGAGATACATTATTTGGTTCATTACGAAATAAAACAGGCAAAATCAACTTATACTCATTATTAAACAAACTTCTAACAGATATTAATTTATCATTAGGGAGCGTTAATCAATTAGAAGCAGTTGTTGAAGAAGAAACAAACCAAATCAAAATAATTGATAACTCAACTATCCCTCAAATAGAAAAATTATTTAATTATTTAGGAATTGAAGATGATGTTGATTATACTTTTGAAGTATATGGGTATAATGGGACTAAATCTAATTTTGTTAAAAATGCAGGAATTCAAACTTCAATAACTAAGGAGTATGCTTCTATGATTACTATTGGAGCTACTAGAGAAGGATATGTTCCTGGAGAGGAATCAACAGCATTTTCTAAATGGAACTCAGGAATAATTGATAGGTTTAAAGCAGAATTAGAAGACCCTGAAGTTTTAAACAACAACATCAATGATGATGATTTTATAAAAAAATATAAAGATATTATAGCATCATATGCCCAATTCCTTACCTCAGAATATGGGGTTATAGGCTTAGGTCCAAAAGCAGTTGAAAATGTAAAGGATAATAAATTTATTCCTGATACTATTACTTTTAATAAAGATACTATTAAAGGATATAATGAATATTTACATGCCTCTGCTTCTTTAGGAAAAGATTTAGGGTCTAATCAAACAGGTTTTATACCTTTTAACCTCCAATTAGATATAGATGGTTTATCTGGAATAAGAATTTATCAAAAATTAAATGTAGATACTAATTTTTTACCCTCTAACTATCCTAATACTTTAGATTTTGTAGTTACTAAGGTAAATCATTTAATTAAAGATAATTACTGGCAAACTTCATTAGATACTATGGCCATCGCTATTAGTGCCCCTGTAATAGAAGTTCCAAAAAATTCAAGAAAATCTAGACCTTTTATTAGATCAGGTGCCTCAACAAATGGTCCAAATGCTAATAAATTAAGAACTACTCTAGATGAGTTAGGGTATACTGAAAAAGGAGCTGAAATTGATAATGGCGGAGATATTTCTTCCTCATTAGAAAAAGCAGCAAGTTCTTTATTTAGAAAGATTAAAGAATTATATCCTACTTATAGTATAAGAGTAACAGGAGGAAATGATGCATATCATCAAAATTTATCTTACAATAGCAGACATAAATCAGGAAGAGGACTTGATTTTGTTGTTACACCTAGTAATGAAGAAGCTTTAGATAATATAGTTAAAATTCTTAAAGGCTTTGCAGCAGGAAGTGGTTACCCAAATTTTAGATTTATTGATGAATATAGAAGACTAACCTCAGCAGGAACTGCTAACCATTTCCATATATCATGGGGGAGTGGAACTGAAGCTAAAAATACAATAGAAAAAGCTAAAAAAGAAGCAGACCAAAATAAATTTCCTATTTATAATATAACTTAATATGGCCCGGTATTATCCTAAATCTCAATTACAAATTAATCTGTTCACAAATGGAGGGGAATATATTATAGAACAAACAGGTCAAAGTTACCAAGGAGCATACTACAAAACATCTACAAATGAATATTTTGCAGGGAATACTCCTGAAAGTGGAGATAATAGAAAATTAATACCTACTGAATTTTTTGAAGGAAATATCTTAGGAGTAGACTCACCCCTAGAATCTAGTAATAAATTATTATATGTAGAGGGATATGATGGAGATTTACCTTTTGTTACCCCTAATAGTTCTATTAATAATGGTTTATATAATTTATTAACATTAGGCCCCTCATTACCTCCAGTTAAATCAACACCTTTATTTTTATCCCCTTTACCAACATCAAATGATTATAAAATTGGTGAATTTCAAAGATATTTTTTAAAAAGAACAAATAACTTACTATACCTTGAAATTGATTTTTCTCAATTCCAACAATATGTAAATCAAGATCCCCTAGTTACCTTTAATTTGTATAATCCAATTTCCTTACCTTGGAACCTAACAGGGGATGAAAAACAAGTATACCAATCAAATAAAAATATAGTTGAACTAGTTGAAAGAGAAAATAATTGGTATGGGTTTACTTCATACTTTCAAAAAGATTTTTCTAAATATTATTTGGCTTCATAAAATATTGATGTTATATTTAGCCATATGTTTTGGTTAATAGAAGCAAAAAGACAATTAAACGAGTTTAATAAAAAGGGTTATAAGGAAGCTTATATAGAAGTTATACCATATTCTTACAAAACTCACCCTGCAATTACTAATGTTAGTTTAGTTTATATTAGACCATTTGAAGCAACTAAAGGATATATGTTAACTATAAACCATAGTGAAGCTATGGCGTTAAACAACGAGTATATTGAAGAATTAATTAGTAAATTTGATAAGTTATACGTTTGGGATAAGAAGGAATTTATTCATTTTTACTGGAGAAGTAATGAAGTAATTGATTTATCTTTAGCAGTTCCTAATTATGAAAAAGAAACAACTAAAACCCATAGGTTATTTAACAATTACAAAAGATACAAAGATAAATTAGATATTAATAGAATTATTCCTATAGTTAAACATTATGAAGCTTGTGAAAAAAATTACAACAATTTAAAACAGTACAAAAATGAACCCGTCAACAAATTTTACAACCAATCAGTACCATTGGTATTCAAATTTATCGAAAAAAATGGTATACGAGTGGATTCCCAAATCTTCGAAGACTACTTCGACCATAATAGCAAGGATAGAGTCTACACACAATATAATCTCAGAACAACAACAACAAGACCCTCCAACAGATTTGGAGGAGTAAATTTTGCAGCATTAAATAAAGAAAATGGATGTAGGAAAGCTTTTATACCAGATAATGATAGATTTGTTGAAATTGATATTTCTGCTTATCATCCTAGTCTTGCCGCTCATCTTGTTGATTATAAATTTAATACTGATGACATTCATAAGTCCTTTGCTGAAATGTATGGAGTGGATTATAAAAAATCTAAAGAGCTTACTTTCAAACAGCTTTATGGCGGTGTTTTTAAGCAGTACCGCCATTTGGAGTATTTTCAAAAAATACAAAAATATGTAGATGATTTATGGGAAAAATTTAATACTGATGGTTATGTTGAATGTCTTATTTCTAAACATAGATTTGAAAAAGATAAATTAGATAACATGAATCCACAAAAACTATTTAATTATCTCCTTCAAAATTTGGAGACGTCACTTAATGTTCTTATGTTAAAACATATAATAAAAAGAATAATATTTAAAAAAACTAAATTAGTATTATACACATATGATGCTTTTTTATTTGATTTAGCAGATGATGAAGAATATTTAATAAAAGATATAATAAAAATATTTAATAGATATAATTGCAAAGTAAAATTAAAATATGGAACAAACTACGATTTTGAATAACATAGATAGTATTTATAGGGTGAACTACGATTTTGAAAATCCCCAAAACATTAAAGACTTGAATAACAAATTATTTTGCACTTTTACTACATTAGAGGGGATGGAAGAGCTTATTAAAAATCTTACTTCCCAATACAATATTATGTATAACAAAATCTTTGCTTTATATATTAAAAGCAATGATGAATATGTTATAACATATAATGTTGACCAAGGTAATGTTACTTCAATTCCAGAAAACACCATTTTAGTCCATAGAAAAAAAGAAACAAATACGTTATACACCATAAATTCACTGAATGAACTTATTAAAAATCTAAACGGTGGGGTTGTCGATACAAAATTCCCTATAGATTGGCAACACTACAAAAATTGTATTTTACTGACTCAACATGGGGAGTTAAAGCAGTTAAATACCAAGATTCACAAAATAATTGAGCTTTAGTTTGGCTTACTTATTTATTCTTACTATATTTAATCATAATTAAAAAAACACACTAAATGGATTTAAACGCTATTAAGTCGAGATTGAACACCTTAAATAAACAGTCCAACTCGCAAAACAAAGAAAAAAAGGATTACACCTTAATTTATTGGAAACCGAAACAAGAAGGAAAATATCAAATTAGATTTGTTCCTTCTCAACATAAAGTCACAAATGACCCATTTCATGAGGTTATGATGCATTATGGAGTAGGAAAATTTCCTATTATGGCTCTAACTAATTGGGGAGAAGATGACCCAATAGTTGATTTTACAGCTAAACTTAGAAAAACAAGTGACCCTGATAACTGGAGATTAGCAAAAAAATTATCACCTAAAATGAGAGTATTTGCTCCTGTAATTGTTAGAGGTGAAGAAGATAAAGGAGTTAGACTATTTGAATTTAGTAAAACACTTTATATGGAATTGTTATCAATTGCTGATGATGAAGATTATGGTGACTTTACAGATGTAGCAGCTGGATTTGATTTTGTAGTTAACGCTACTAAAGTTGTAGACAGACCGGGTTTTTCATTAAGTTTAAGACCTAAACCAAAACAAACACCATTAAATGAAGATGCTAAAGTTGCTAAAGAATGGTTAACTAATCAACCTTCACTATTAGAAGAAAGATTTAAATACACTTATGATAAATTAAAAGAGGAATTACAAAAATTCATTTCAGAAGAAGAAGATGAAAATGAAGATAGCATCACATCTGAACCACCTGTAAGCTTTGATAATGATAGTAAATCAGATAATAATTTTACAATTAAAGACCAAGGAAAAAAATCAATATCTAAATCAACAGAATTTGATACAATGTTTAAGGATGATGATGATGATTTACCATTTTAAATAAAATTATATGCCAAGAAAAAAATCACTACAGGAGGCAGTCTCCAAAGAAATAAAATCAAAATTTGACTTAAGTTCCTTTAAAGAAAAAAAGGGACTTAAGCAAAATGTAAAGTTTAAAGAACAAGAATGGATTCCACTTTCTAAAGCATTCCAAGACGTTACATCAATACCCGGCATACCAATGGGACATATTGTTTTACTTAGAGGTCATTCAGATACAGGTAAAACAACTGCTTTATTAGAAGCAGCAGTTTCAGCACAAAAAAGAAAAATATTGCCTGTTTTTATTATTACTGAAATGAAATGGAATTGGGAACATGCTCAACAAATGGGTCTCCAAGTAGATGAAGTTGTTGATCAAGATACAGGTGAAATTGTAAATTATGAAGGTAATTTTATTTATGTTGATAGAGAAAGTATAAATACAATTGAGGATGTAGCTGTATTCATTTTAGATTTAATTGATGAACAAAAAAGAGGTAATTTACCATATGATTTATTATTTTTATGGGATTCAATAGGATCAGTACCTTGTGAAATGTCCGTTAAATCAAATAAAAACAATAATGAATGGAATGCAGGTGCAATGTCAACCCAATTTGGAAATAATGTTAATCAAAGAATTACATTATCTAGAAAGGAATCATCTAAACATACAAATACTTTAGTTTGTATTAATAAAGTATGGACAGCAAAAGCAGAATCACCTATGGGTAAACCAAAATTAATGAATAAGGGTGGATTCGCTATGTGGTTTGATTCAACATTTGTAGTTACATTTGGTAATATTTCAAATGCCGGAACATCTAAAATTAAAGCAATTAAAGATGGTAAGCAAGTAGAATTTGCTAAACGTGTTAATTTACAAATTGATAAAAATCATATTAATGGAGTTACTACAAGAGGTAGAATAGTTATGACACCCCATGGGTTTATTAATGATACTGATAAGGAACTTAAAGAATATAAAACAGATAATGCTGCCGCTTGGAAAAGTATCTTAGGAGGTACTGATTTCCAAATTGTTGAAGAAGATCATGAGTATAATGATATAACTTCATACACCGAAGAACCAGAATAGAATTATGAGAAAAAAAGAACTACTAGCAATCTTGAATGATACTCAAGATAATGATACAGGTATGCCTAAAGGGGATCGAATATTATTAATTGATGGGTTAAATTTGTTTTTTAGAAACTTTGCCATGTTACAAATGGTTAACCCAAAAGGAGTACATATTGGTGGATTAGGTGGTTTTTTTAGATCTTTAGGAGCATTAATTAGACAAATCCAACCTCATCAAGTATATGTAGTATTTGATGGGGCGGGTTCTTCAATGAATAGAAAAAATCTTGTCCCTGAATATAAATCAGGTAGAGAAACTCAACGAATTACTAATTGGGAGGTATTTGATAATTTGGATGAAGAGCATGATTCTAAAATAGACCAAATAGTAAGAATTATACAATATTTAAAAACCCTACCTGTTAAAACAGTATCAATAGATAAAGTAGAAGCAGATGATATCATCGCGTATTTAAGTCATAAAGCGTTAAAACAACAAGGTGATAAGGCTTTTATAATATCTAGTGATAAGGATTTTTTACAATTGGTAAACGACAGAGTGGTTGTTTATAGACCTATAGAAAAGAAATTTTATACAAATGAATCTTTTAAGGAGAAATATAATATGCCTTCTGAAAATTTTATTATTTATAAAACACTTATGGGTGATAGTTCTGATAAAATAAAAGGAATAAAAGGTTTAGGTGAAAAGAAATTATTTAAACTATTCCCAGAATTGAGTAAATGGGAAGTTTCATGGAAAGATATTTTAGATATTTGTGAAAGAAAATACAAAGACCATATTATATATGCTAGGATAATTCAAGAAGTAAATGAATTAGAAAAGAATTACAAAATAATGGATTTAAGTAATCCAATGATGAGTAAAGATGATAAAGAATATTTAGATGGGTTTGTAAACTCCAAAGAATTAACTTATAATCCGAAGTTGTTTACAGACTTATATAATGAAGATGAATTAGGGGGTATGATTAGAAATTTAGATTTCTGGTTAAGAGAAAATTTTTTAAAATTAGTTTCAAAAAAATAAAGTTATGACATTAAAATCAATAGAAGAATATGGTCCGGGATTTCAAATTAAAGTTTTATCTTCACTTTTAACCCATAAAGAGTTTTTAACAAACATTTATGATATTTTAAATGAAGATGATTTTAGTAATGAGGCGCATAAATGGATTATAAAAGAAATATTAAAGTATTATGATAAGTATCATACAACACCTTCACTTGATATTTTAAAAGTAGAAGTTAAAAAAATTGAAAATGAAGTTTTACAATTATCAATTAAAGAACAACTTAGAGAAGCATATATCACTAGCGATGATGATTTAAAATATGTACAAGAAGAATTCTCAGCATTTTGTAAAAACCAACAATTAAAACAAGCATTATTATCTTCAGTTGATTTATTAAAAGCAGGAGATTATGATTCAATTAAATTTATGATTGAAAATGCTTTAAAAGCAGGACAAGATAAAAATTTAGGACATGAATATAATTTAGACATTGAAACCCGATATAGGGAAAATAATAGAAAATGTATCCCAACACCATGGAAAAGATTAAATGACTTGCTTCAAGGTGGATTAGGAGGTGGGGATTTCGGTCTAGTATTTGGTAATCCAGGAGGAGGTAAATCTTGGACATTAGTTGCTTTAGGAGGTCATGCTGTTAGATTAGGATATAATGTTTTACATTACACTTTAGAATTAGGTGAGGATTATGTTGGATTAAGATATGATGCCTTTTTTACTCAAATTCCAGTAGACCACTTAACTAAAAATAAAGAAAAAGTTGAAAGTATAGTTCCTCAAATTCCTGGAAAATTAGTAATAAAAGAATTTCCAACTGGAAGGGCTAGTATTAACACAATAGAATCTCATATTAGAAAATGTACAGACCATGATATCAAGCCCGATTTAATTTTAATAGATTATGTTGATTTACTTTCTTCTAAAAGAAAGAATGTTGATCGTAAGTATGAAATTGATGATATTTATACAAGTACTAAAGGATTAGCTAAAGAATTAAATTTACCAATTTGGTCAGTTTCTCAAGTAAATCGCGCAGGTGCAAAAGATGATGTTATTGAAGGTGATAAAGCAGCAGGATCGTATGATAAAATAATGATTACTGATTTTTGTTTATCACTATCAAGAAAAGCAAAAGATAAAGTAAATGGAACAGGAAGGTTTCATGTTATGAAAAATAGATATGGTATGGATGGATTAACATTTGGAGTAAAAGCAGACACATCAACAGGTCATTTTGAAGTTCATGACTATGATGAAGATGATGAATTAGTAACAAATCGTCAATCAACCCATCCAGGTGAAATAGATAATTGGGATAAAGACCATTTATCACATCAAGACGTTACGAAGAATTTTTTTATTAACAGTTAAATTTTAATTAAACATGGCAAAAACTAACCTACTTAAGGAAAGAATAATTTACAAGCCTTTTGAATATCCGAAGGCTTTTGATTACTGGCTTAAACAACAACAAGCTCATTGGATTCATACTGAAGTTCCAATGATGAGTGATATTAATGATTGGAAACAAAATCTAAATAAAACCGAAAAAAATATTATTGGTTCTATTTTAAAAGGTTTTGCCCAAACAGAAACAGTAGTAAATGATTATTGGACAGGGTTAGTAACTAAATGGTTTAGAAAACCTGAAGTAATAGCTATGGCTACAACATTTGGGGCAATGGAAACGATTCATGCCGAAGCTTATTCTTTACTAAATGAGGAATTAGGTTTAGATGATTTTAGTGAGTTTTTGGAAGACGAAACTACTATGGCTAAAATTGAGAATTTAATGGATGCTAGAGATAGCTTTAATGGCGAGATAGACCCACATGAAATAGCTAAATCATTAGCAATATTTTCAGCATTTACAGAAGGTGTTAATTTATTTTCTTCATTCGCTATTCTACTTTCTTTTAAAATGAGAAATAAACTTAAAGGAGTAGGACAAATAGTTGAGTGGTCAATAAGAGATGAATCACTTCATTCAGAAGCTGGATGTTGGTTATTTAGAACACTAATTAAAGAAAACCCAAATTTAAAAACACCAGAGTTAGAAGCAGCAATAAATGAGGCAGCTTTGCTTTCTCTTAAATTAGAATTAGATTTTATAGATAAAGTATATGAATTAGGAGATCTTGAAGGATGCTCAAAATACAATCTACAAAATTTTATTAAAAATAGAGTAAATACAAAATTAAGTGATTTAGGATACAATCCTATTATTTTAGATGTAGATATGTCTGCAGTTAATAATATGAAATGGTTTGACCATTTATCAGCTGGAAAACAGCATACAGATTTTTTCGCAAATAGAGTAACAAATTATAGTAAAGGACACATTGAATGGGATGCTTCCTCAATATTTTAACATATGGATAATAATTTAATAGAAGATTACACACAATGGGAAAAGGGTAAAGATTATCCTGAATTTATGGATGAAGTAGCTTTATCTACCATTTCTAAAGGATACCTTTTGCCTGGAGAAACACCCAAAAAAGCATATCGTAGAGTAGCTGGAGCTGTAGCCTCTAGATTAAATAGACCTGATTTAGAAAATAAGTTTTTCAAATATATTTGGAATGGATGGATTGGTTTAGCATCCCCTGTCTTATCAAATACAGGAACTGATAGAGGATTACCTATTTCTTGTTTTGGTGTTGATACTCCTGACTCAATTAGAGGAATTGGTTTAACAAATGCTGAATTAATGAAATTAACTTCTCAAGGGGGTGGTGTAGGAATTGGTTTATCTAGAATTAGAGAAAGAGGAACCCCAATAAAAGGAAATGGTAAAAGTGAAGGTGTAGTTCCTTGGGCTAAAATTTTTGATTCAACTATAATTGCTACAAATCAGGGCAGTGTTCGAAGAGGAGCTGCTAGTGTTAATTTAGACATTAATCATAATGATATTAGTGAATTTTTACAAATAAGACGACCAAAAGGTGATCCAAATAGACAATGTTTAAACTTACATCAATGTGTTGGAATTGATGATGCTTTTATGAAATCAGTATTTTATGAGAAGAATCAAGAAGCCCAAAAAATATGGTTAGATATTTTAAAATCAAGAGTTGAAACAGGTGAGCCCTATTTAATGTATACTGATAATATTAATAAAGATAACCCAATGGCTTATCTAATGAATAATCTTAATGTTTCAATGACAAATATTTGTACTGAAATTACATTACATACAGATGAGGAACATTCGTTTATTTGCTGTTTATCTAGTTTAAATTTAGCTAAATATGATGAATGGAAAGATACAGATGTAGTAGAAACTGCTATTTACTTTTTAGATGGGGTAATGGAAGAATTTATTCAAAAAACAAATGGTAAAGAATCTATGATTAGAACCCATAGACATGCTTCAAAAGGTAGAGCATTAGGTTTAGGAGTAATGGGTTGGCATACATTTTTACAACAAAAAGATTTACCTTTTAATTCTATAGCTTCAACAGCTTGGACACATACAGTATTTTCTCAAATAAAATTAAAAGCAGAATCTGCTTCTAGGCAATTAGCAGAAGAATATGGTGAGCCTTTATGGTGTAAAGGAACAGGAATGAGAAATACTCATTTATTAGCAATTGCTCCTACAGTATCTAATTCTAGAATTAATAGCTGCTCCGCAGGAATTGAACCCCAACCCGCAAATGTCTACACATTTAATGGAGCTAAAGGTACTTTTATAGTTAAAAATAAAGAATTAGTTAAGGTCTTAGAAGAAAAAGGACACAATATTGAAAAAATATGGGATCAAATTTTAGTAGATAATGGGTCAGTCCAAAACTTATCAAATAAAATCCTAACGGAGGATGAGAAAGAAGTATTTTTAACATTTTCAGAAATTAATCAATTAGGATTAGTTCAACAAGCCGCCATCCGTCAGAAATATATAGACCAAACTCAATCATTAAATTTAAGTTTTGACCCCACAGATTCTCCTAAATGGATAAATCAAGTACATATGGAAGCATGGAAACTAGGAATTAAAACATTATATTACTTAAGAACAGATTCAGTTATTAAAGGTGATTTAGGTTCAAGAATGGCCGATTGTGTATCTTGTGATGGTTAATAATATTTATAACAAACATTAGCTAAAATGAAATTTATAAGCGACATATTTACAGAAGACAAAAGAGATGATAAATACTCATCTAAAAAAACATTTGGAATAATCTCAGGCGTACTTGTATGTCTTGCTTTTATAGGAGATGGTTTTCATTGGTTTACAGTCAATGAAAATTTATTTAATTCAATGTTGATTTTTTCAGCTACAATGTTAGGGGTATCAACAATAAAATCATTTGCAAAACCTAAAAAAGATGATAGTAATTAAAAAAGGTGATACTGGAGAAAAAGTAAAACAGATCCAAGAAGCCCTTCAGATAATTGTTG